TGTGTCTAAACTTACTGTATTCACTTTATTAATATCTACAGCCCCATTAAGAATTTTGCTATTAGTAACAGCACTATCTGCTATTTTAGCTGTAGTAACAGCACTATCTGCTATTTTAGCTGTAGTAACCGAGTTATCCAAAATTTTACTATTAGTTACAGCATTAGTTGCTATTTTAGTATCTGTAACAGCACTATCTGCTATTTTAGTTGTAGTAATAGAACCATCTAAGACTTTGCTATTAGTAACAGCGTTATCCGCTATTTTAGCGGTTGTTACGCTTGCATCTGGATGGTCTAATATAGGTACTGTTTTATGATTTACAAATTCAGTATCATTATTATTAATAGCATCAGTAAAAACAGTAATTATACTATCTAATGTTGTTTCTGTGACATTTTCTTTATCAACAAAATCATGTGGTTTTGCTACTTTTGCCATTTTACAACCTCCTCATTTGGAATTCTAATCCAAAGGAATTGATTATCATAGGTACATTTAATTGGTCTGCTTCAAATCTAACTTGTACCCGCCTTGCTTGACCTCTTACACTTGCCTTTTGTTGAGATAATTCAACAATTCCAATTGTTGACTGTCCTAAAATCCAATCATTTACTAATGCATTTCTTTCAGTCAGCATATTGGTTTCTTTTACTAAACGCCATTTCAAATAACCGTCTGTGTCTATATAAGTTTCTCCAGTATAAGGTGCTAAAACAGGATTTCCATCAGCTTTAACTGTTAAATAAATCTCACTTTGAGAAACTCCTTCAATTTTACCTAAGAGAACGTGTATTTTACTTAGTCTTTTTCGATAATGTGCTTCGGTTAAGTCTAACAGCTTAGTTTCAGCTATAGCAAGAATTGGCTGTCCATCATAATTCCAACCAACATTATGTTGATAAACTAAGCCATTATTAAACCCTAAAGAATATAGCGTACCATCAATTGTTAAATATTGTGCTACTTGAGGGGCTGTGTCCATACTATAAGCGTCTAAATCTTTATAATATCTATAGACTTCATTGTCAGTTGGAAAATTAACGATATATTGGTCATCATAGACAGTCGCAACTGATTGCTCTAAAGATTGTGATGTCTTAGATGTAATGTTTGGTTTTATCTTATCATATTTTTGTAATGGGCGAACATTGAAAAACTGTTCTACTTGTGAAAAACTATAAATTTCTTTTATACCATCATAGCTTACAAAAGCTATCGAGTTTCCTAACACTTTAGCAGATAGTGGAGAAACACTACCATACCCATAGTGTAACATTCGTTTAGTAAATACAGGGTTAATTTCTGTGCCTGTACCAAAAAGCCCATGTATACTTGTTTTAGTAAAAACAATAATATTATCTCTATATTTCAATATAGAAGTGATAGGTTCACCTCTTGGATTGTCTATTACATATTGATTAGGAGCAGGAAAATAACCAAAGCGTTCTAAATCACTAAAATATAATGTCTTAGAATTACTATCATCCCAACCTAAGACAAGCCTGTCATAGTGTACCATACAAAAACGTGCAGTATGTAATGATAAATTAACGTCGGAATATAAATTTGTCCCTATTGTATCAATTTCTGCTTGCGTAGGTGTGTATGCAGGTACAACTTGACAAGTACTACCGTCATATTCTACTAATTTCGTACCTGTAGCAATATATAATTTATTTCGGTAAACTGTCCAAGATATAGGTTTAGTAGTTTGGAATGAAGTTAAATTTGTAATCACTAATTCTGACCATGAACCTAAAGAATTATTATATTTCCATAGTTTACCATTAAAAGCAACAATTATTTCTTCAATCCCATTATGCACATAATGAATTAAACCTTGCCCATAGCCCGTACCTAATGAGGTAGGGTAAAGACGCACAAAACCTTTTTGTGTCCAAATAGCACCACGTTGTGATAAATCTATATTTTGGGCGACCGTTAAATCATTAATTGCTAATTGTTCGGGAGAATATGCTGTATTTAATCCGCCAGAAAAGTCATTATATGCTTCAAATAAAAAGACAGAAGGGTCATATCTATCTCGATAACGTGCCATTAGTTAATCCTCCACCATGGAAATAAAGCTTCTTCAGAAAAATCCCAACTTTCAGTTTCAATAATCGGATGATATAAAGTACTACCTGTTGAGTAATCATGCATTAAAGCGGAACTAAAGGTTATATCATTACCTGTAATAGCTTGAATAATAAGTGTTTCTGAATTTGTATTATCAGTAAGAATAACTTTGTCATTAATTGCAAAACCTGTTGTATCGGTAACAGTTACTACAGAACTACCCTTCGTTACATTTGTAGTAATTGTAGTTTTGGTTGTACTATTTTTATAAATATCTGGGACAACATATTGTCTAAGAAACTCTGATTTTTCATTTTCCCATTCTTCTTGATAGTCCAAAGCTTCACGATAGCGACTATCGGCTTTTAACAATCTATAAATAATAAATGACCCAATCATATAGTGCCATCTATTCGATAAAGGTAATTCTGAACTTATATCACTAAGTGATACCTTAGGAAATGTTGCGTTTTTAATTTCACCTAAACGAGATAATGCTTCATTTAGGAATAATAAAACTGTGTTACTATCGTATAATTCACCTGTAGCTGTTTCTACATAAGTTTTTAATTCTGTAAAATTCATAAAACCCACCCCTTATATAACTAAAGTAGGGCATTGCCCTACCCTACGGGTTATTCTTAACTTTTACTAAATCTTCTAAAGGTTTACCATCTCGTAATGTTTGTCCATATTTTTTATTCAAAATATTAGATTGTGCCATTATTAAATTATAAAACGGTTCTGGTACTTCTACCTCTACCCCTACAGGAACTACAATTTGTACTCCATTAATTCCAATTGGTAAAGGATTTTGAATACCTAAACCTTCTGGTAAAAATAAAGTTTTCTTTGGCGCTGACTTAAACATTTCCGCTAATTGTTTTTCTTGTTTAATAATTTCTTCGTCCGATAATACCTTACCTTTTTTTACACTATCAGTTGTATTTATATTTTGAGTAGCCATAAAAACCTCCTAAATATATCAGATTAAAATATAAGGGTACTATCTTGTATCAATAAACTAAGAAGTACCCCTATTTAATTTAATTAAGCACTAACCCCATGTTCAATTCTGCAAATTGCTAATTCTTGTAAACGTTTCACAGTCCAAGCATTTACTTTCCAACCTGTAGTTTGACGTTGATTTAATGCATCTTCAGTACCTGAACTACCTAATGGTTTAATAATGTTTTGAACATTACCATTACCTTCAATACTAACTTCACCGTAAGCGTCAGCACCAAGGGCAATTGAAGCGTGTACGTCAACCCCTAAATTACCTGCACCTGTAAATACCTTTGCATTCGGTGTAACAATAATTCTAAACCCAAAAACCGTACCAATTTCACCATCATAAATAGTTTTTACATCAGTACGATTTTGCATATAGGCTTTGAAATCTGGGTCAGCATATAAATCATATTCTGTATCTGGACTAATTAGTAAAACATAATATCCATCGGACATAGGTTTGACTTTATTCTTCTTAAAAAATCTACGAACTTTTTTTAGTAAGGTGAGGGTTAGAACGTCTGTAGACGCAATAGTATTTCTTGCTGTATTAGCACCTGCATAAAATACGTTTGTTCCACTTGCTAATTCATCACGAGTAAGTACATCTAAAGTTTCTCCTGCTTGGTCACCTAAGACTTCTGCATACTCTACTAAGCTTGGGTCTAAAGCGGTTAATTTGACCATATCCGAAAACATTAAATAATCACCATATTGAGCAATAGTAGCTGTAATTTCAGTTACAGATGCACTATTACCTGCCGGTGTTACACCTTCAGTTAACGGTGTAGTAGCAGGGGCTAAATTACCAAATCTTCTAAATTGCACTGTTTTACCATGATTTTTGGGCATAGGTTTTTTCTGTGCCCATTGTCTATGAATATATTTTTGACGTAATCTGTTAAGTAATGTTTTGTCATAAAACGTCTGAAACTCTGGACTAATAGCTGTAGAAGTTGTTAAATTCATTTATATTCCTCCTTAAAAAGATGTAATAGTATCACCACGTTTCACACGTTCTAATAAAGAATTAAATTCTTTATCATTTAATTCCCATGCTGTTCGAGAACCTTTGTTTTGTGAAACGTTTGGATTTAACGAATTTTGTACATTACGTTTTTGTACATTTTGAATTGTACCTTGTTGTGCTAAATGTGTCTTAGTTTCAATAATCTTATCTAAATTCAGTAATTCATACGCTTGTTTAACTGATAAATTAGGGTATTGTTGAGCAAATTGCCATAATTCGACATTATTTTCGCTAAAATCACCGTCCGGATAACTCTGCTTAGCAATATCGATTTCTTTCTGAATTTGCAATTGATAAAACTGTGTCATAGCTTGTCGATTTTGTTGTTCTAACTGTTCCATTTTCTGTAGGATTTCTACAGGTACTTGTTGACTTTGGGCACGTTGTTGCAATTCTTGAGTCTGTAATTGTTGTAACATTTGTTCTGGTGTTAAATTATATTGTTGAGATAATTTCTTAACAATTTGGAACTCTGGTGAATTTTCATAACGTTGCTTTAATTGTCTTTCTGTAGCAATACGTACCTGCTTTGCTAAATCACTTGGTCCACCTTTTTGTTGTTGTTGCTGTGGTTGTTGTTGCTGTGGTTGTTGTTGAGAGTCGTCTACGTCATTTTCTACATCATCTTGAAAATTAACCTCATTATCAAAATTATTATCATCAATACTTGACATTTCCCCAGAGTCTAAAACAGGGGTATTATCATTTTCAAACATTTTAACTTCTCCTTCCATTTCCGTATGGATACGAATTAAATTTAATAGATTATTTAATAGATTATTTAATAGATTATAGCCTTTCTACCCTCAGGCAGGGTGGTATTTTCTTACTTTTAGTATAAACTAATTTAGCATTAAGATGAATTAATTTTTTTATTTACCTCTTGACATAGCCTCTAAATTTGTACTATTAATCATACCTTGATTAATAGTAGGTTGTGGGCTTACTTGTTGGGCATTATCTCCTTGTAACATCGCTTGTTGTTGCATAGATATTTGACGTTCTTTATTAATGCGTGCTTTAATTTTATTTAGTAAATTTGCAGGAATGTTTAACATCTCTAATACTTCATCTTGAGTAATTACAGGAGGTTGGAATTGATATTGCCCTTGTAATTCTAATAATTGTCGTGCTTTATTTTCTAAAGTATCTTTAGTAATAGCACTTGATGCCCCTGCTTGCATTACAATGTCTAAATCCGTATCAATAGCATCAGCTAAAACCCCGTTAGAATACATCATCTTACCCGTTGTTGGGTCAGTGTATCTAAACCATCTTTTTTCAGTATAATTATACTTCATCTGTTCTAGCATTAATTTTCCAATTTGTTTGATAAAATGGTCTACTTCAATTGACCTATCTTGGTCTGGAATACTTGATTGATTAATTAAAGATTGAACTCCACTTGACGTAGTTAAAGAACCTACAGCATTACCCATAAATGCTTCTGTCAAACCTGCAATTTCTCGAATATCGGCTTTTGTATCTTCAATTAGCTTAAATAATCCTTGTGGAATATCTGGACTTTCAATATTTCGAATACCATTAGCTACAGCCGATACCCATACTTTATTAGGCATTTGTCCTGCTAATGCTACTTCTTTAGGATTGATATTAGAAGCTTTTAATACTTCTTTTTGTGGACTTGACGCTAATAAGCCTATTAAAGCTATCATTTGTTCTAGTTTATTTAATAAAATTTGCTTATCTAAAATTAATTCTGCAATTGACATTCCGTAAAAAGATTGTGGCTTTCTAAAATCGTATAAAATCGCATAAGGATATTGTGCTGGACGTACATCTTCTACATGCAATAACATAACATTACCTAAGACATGATACATATCCATTTTCCATTGTCCGTTTTCTCTATAGCGTTCATAATATTCATAGACGATTACAGTAGACGAACTCTCATCTTCCATAGCGGTTTTTTGTTCTTCATCTAAAACTAAAGCGTCACTTAATGAAAGATTGTCTTTGGTTAGTCTTTTAATATTTGTTTCACCTAAGAATTCAATATAGCGTGGGTCAGATTTAACCGTATCTAAAGAAGTAATTGTTTCAATTGCAACAAATTGCATATTCTCTAATTCAACCGCACTTGGGTCTGGATAAAAATTCAAAATAGGAACAGGTCTTACTACCACCTCACCTTGCCATAGATTACCTTCAAAAATAACTTGACCGGTAACAGGGTCAATTATCGGCGGAGAACCGCCATATAAAGTATTATCAAAAGTAACTTGAACAATGGCCGTACCTGCAATTAAAGCCTGTTCAATACTCTCTCGAACAGTTAACCGTATATCTTGTTTGTTCCAAACGTGTTCTATAGCGTGTTGAAAATTATCTTTAGCCCATTCAAATTGAGGGTGTTCGGCTACTACAATTGGCATAGGGTTAGTAATACTAAGATGTGCCTTATGATATGTTATTGCTAAATGAATATAATTTGTTACAGGTTTAGGCATCCATGCGGGCATAGCTTGAACATTCCATTGATTTCCTTGTCTAAATTCTAAGAGTTTCTTAACTTTCTGTTCCCAAGTACGTCTTGAATTCTTAGAAAATTTAAGATTGGCTAAAATCTTTTCTACTTTTTTAATTCTATCCATAGATTGTTTAATCTCCATTATTTACCCTCCTTTACTTCATCTTGACTAAACTCCGGTCTATCAACGTGATGTAAGACAATTATTGTATTAGTTTCTTGTTGATTAAGTATTCCTGTAAATTCCATTAACTTTTTCATAGCGTTAGTATCGCCTTCTGAAGCCATTTGTGCTGTAATAGCCATACCTATTCTTTGCTGTATATCTGCAAATTCTTTCAATTTCTTAGTAGCCCACATTTTAACATAATCATTATTTAAGAAATTTCGCCAAAACTTGACATCCATGCCAATATGGTCAACTAAATATTTTAATGGTTTGTTCCAACCGTCTTTATCTTCAAATTCTTTAATAATAGTAATTAATTGAACCCCTTCATCTAAATTAGTATTATCAAAAAAACCTACTTTATTTAAGTATTCTACTAAACCTGTATCTAAATGCTTCGGAATTTTAATCATGTTCATTCGTTCCCATCAGTTTAATATAATCTTGTTTATATTCGTCTGGAATAGTATCTAAGGGATTATATTTTTCTTTTGTATCTACACATGAACAATTCTTTTGCCCTGCTTTAATTCCTTCATTATAAACTACGAAAAATAGGTAAGACATTCCAGTTATAACTATTAGGAATAATCCAATAGTTCCAATAGCAACTAAGAATTCCATAGATTTACCTCCTTTCTATTAATTCCATAATACAATAATTTGCTAAGTCTAACAATGTATCTTCAATACTTTCATCGACAAGCTGTTTATTGCCTTCTAATAATGTTTTTAGTCGGCTGTACTTGTCATATACTCTAATAAGAACAGCATTAGGAAATTCTTCTCTAAGTTTAGCGAATGAGTTGCCATAATCATTATTCTTTTGAACATACAAAGTTGTTAATCTATTACAAATTTCTTGATGTTTTTGAGCCCTATTTTTCATTAAAACTAACCTCACTCTCAATTAATTTCTTAACTAAAAGATTAATAATAAAAACATCAAATTGTGTTCTTGCAAATTTACTATGGACAATACCGAATTTTTGATAGAAATCCTTCATTTTTTTATACAAAGTGACCTCATTTGTATACATTTTCTTAGTAATATTGAAATTTCTTCCCCTTGTAAGAGATACTCTAAAAGTTTAGTTTCTTCGAGTGTTAAACTAAAAGTTCTTGAGATGTATTGAATTAGAATTTCCATTACTTCACCACCTTTAATACCAATCATGCCAGCCAGTTGCTAATTTTGTATTGTCAGTACGTAAAGCGTGCGGAATATTGTCAGATTCTAAAAATTGTCGAACCCCTAAGTATTCTGAATGATGGTCATAAGACTCTAAAACTAAATCTTCAATCCTCTCTGGCAAATACATTACAGCATAGCGGAGAGCGTCCATTGCATGGTCATTATGTTTAACAGGTTTTTCTTCGGCATTAAGAGATTTGTTAATATCTGGTACTTTCCACGAATAATTTTCCCCTTCGCTAATTGTATTAACCTGTGTATCTAAGACATATAAGTGTCCGAGTTTTATCCATTGTGACACTTTAAGAATACCTGCTTGAACATTATTATTTGCTAAAGAAGGATAAACTCCTTCGTCATTATACAAATCTACAACATTCTTAGTCTCACTATTCCCTTGATATTGTTTAGAGTTTTTTGCTGAAGGGTCAATCACAATACCTAAGATTTTGCCATAAGGGACTGTCGACATTCTATTAAGTAAAATTTTAGCATGATAATTAGGTGTTTGTTGTGTTTCGTAATGTTCCCATGTCTGATAAATTATTCCTCGTTTTCGGTCAATAGATAATTCGATAATGGCAGTTGGATTAATAAATCCATGGTCAATTGCATATACCCGTTCAAACTCTTTTTCCCATTTAGGATTAAGTTTGACAAATTCTTCTGCAGAAATTACAGCTTTAGGTAAAGTATGTTTATCTGGTCTGGAAAATTCTGGATATATTTGCCCCTCAAAGCTAGAAAAATCCCCATCTATATAGCGTTTTACCCACCATTCTGGATAACTCTTTCTTAAATCCTGTTCAAAGTCAGCAGGTAGATAAATATTAGAAGAAGTTGGGGCAATAATAGCCTCATAATCTGGGTCGTTAGATAAAATAAATTTTTGATAGTTCCAATCTTTCTCTGGGTTAGAACTAACAAGTCCAACATGCCTTTTCATGAAGGGATTTCTTAAACGGCTTGTAACTGTAAGAATATATCATATTTAACAGTACTCGACTCTTCAATATGAAACCACCCTAAGTTTAACGAACGTAATTTTTCTTCATCTTCAAACCCTGTAAAAATAATCTTATGTCCGTTTTTTAGATATAAAATAGAGTCTTGTTTTGAAAAATCAGAAATTAACGGAGGAGGTACAACTTCATTAAAATATGTTTCCATTGTCGTTTTTTTAAGCTGTACTAAAGTATCAGTACCTACGAGTCCTGTAGAATTGGGATTTTCTAAAGCTTGAAACAACCCTTCTTGGGCTGTAGTAAAAGATTTTCCACTTCCGAAACCACCGAAAAACCCTCTGTATTTAGCTTTAGATTTATGGAATTCTCTTTGTTTAGGGACAGGAATATAAGTGAGTTCAATAGCCCCACAAACTGAACAAACTACATAGGAAGGATGATGGTCTTTAGGTTCTTGCATTTCTCCAATTCCACATTTTAAACATTTTAATCCAATATAGTCTTGTTGTTTAATGCGTTTAGCTGATTGTTGCGGTTTTATACTAACACCTCCTTTTACAATCCACACATTCCTGTACATTCATTAGTCAAATTATCTATATTTTCATTAATTTTTTGAAATTCTATTTCTAGTAAAGGTGTACAAGAATAATGTAAATATTGTTTTGTTCCTACTTTAGATAAATTTCGAATTGCATTATCTACTGAAACAGCTTCCTGCCATGCTTCAATGTCATTATTTTTTATATTTAGCCATAATGCATTATCATGAAAAGGACAACCTATACAGCTTGATTTAGGTGGTCTGGGATAACCTTTTTTATTTAACCAATCTAAACAATCATTTCTTGACATATTTTTCTCCAGAAGTGGAAAACGATTAGTAATCCATTTATCTCTATTTGGTTTTGCTCTGGTAATTTCATCTGTACTAATACCCATCCATAAAGTAACATTATGTTTCATATGTTGTCTTGGTTTATAACCTAAGAGAGTACGAATAGCCTTTTTTACAGGTTTAATTTTGTATTCATTAGTACACTGCCTTCGTCCCATACTTTTTTTACCATTTTCATTGATAGTATAAAATGGTATAGCAACAAATTTAGAACTACCGTTAATATAATCATAGACTGCACCTTTTAACCCTTGTTCATTTTTAGAAGTTATAATAACCTCTATTCCATATTTTGCCACTTCGTTTTTTAACCAATTAAGATGTTCATATACTGCTTTAGGTTCCCATTTAGTATCTGCAAAAATAGCATATTTCGGTTTTGGTGTAATTTCACCATGAGCAGTCATTAATAACATAGTAGTACTTTGCACTCCAGCACCTAAAGAAATAATGTCCATATTCTACTCCTTTTTCTCTAAGAACACTCTAAGAAAACCCTAAGGAAATCTTAGAGTGGGCTTAAGGTTTGGTTAGTTTGCCTTGACAACGAGTAAATAATTGTTCTTTTATATGTTTATAGATTTTCCACTGAGGTAACCTGTATGTTCCAGCTATACCTTTTGACAACTCTTTCCAATCTGTGCTTTTTAATATATTTAGTATATCAACCTTAAGATTAGGGTTTTTTATATAAAAATAATATTCTTGTGCATATTGTCCTGATTTTTTTACTTCTTTTCCCACACAACCTGCTCCAAATGTACCCATAGCATAATCATAGTTTGGGGGCACTAATACTTTTCTATTGTTTCTATTTTTTCTACGGTACTCTACTATTTCAACATCCTTTAGCTTATAATTTGGTTTAGGGTTTAAATTACCATTAGCGGGTCTCTTATATATATTAAAACAACAATGAAGCTTTTTATTGGAATACATTTGCTCTCCCAAGTCTTCACTATATACTAAATCAAAGTCATATAATTGTACATTATTATTAAGCTGGCTAATTGGCAATATAAATGCTATATAGTCTGCAATTTTAACACTTTTTTTATAAAAAGCCATTGATAAACTATTTCCTCTTCCGAAGGGCGGATTTCCAATAATTAGCCTTCCTTTTAGATAACTAATATCCAAGTTTAAAAAATCCTGCTTAACAATGCTTTCGTGTTCTGGCGCTATATCATAAGCATAACACGATGGTATTTGCAAACTAAAACTTCCATTTCCTGCTGATGGTTCAATTACTTCTGATATATTTTCCCCTATAACTTGATATGTTTTATCGATACAATATTTTGCTAATTCTTTAGGTGTGTAATATTTGTCTAGCTCGATTTTGCTCACACATCTCCCCCTCCCTTTTGTACAAGGTATAGTTTAGTGTATAGTTTAGAAACTAAGGATTGTACATTCAATATTTAAGATAATTATAATGGAAAATAATAGATTTGTCTATATGGAATAGTAGCTT